GCACAGGATCGACGAGCTGGAGGCAGACAACAAGGCGCTGCATCAGCTGGCGACCTCGGTGGAGGTTCTGGCCACCAAGCAGGAGACGATCGAGGAAAACGTGAACGAGATCAAGGCCGATGTGAAAAGCCTCAAGGCGCTGCCGGGAAGCCGCTGGGAGGCGGTCGTGAAGGGCGTCATTACCGCGCTCATCGCGGGGCTGATCGGCTTTGCACTGGCAAAGCTGGGGGTGGGTGGATGAAATGCCGAAGATCGTGCAGAAGTCGCGCGTGACCAAGGGCAAGATGGCGCGGGAGCTGGTATACTACTGCATCTGGGCGCTGACGGCGGCGCTCGCGTGGGCGATGGTCGTCAAGACGGCGGCGCTGCTGCTCGACCGGACGTGCGACCTTTCGGACGTGCTGGTGTTCGCGGGCGCGGCCTTCGGCGGGGAGCTGCTGCTCCTGCTTGTAAAACGTGTATTTGCAAAACCGAACGATAAAGAAGATGGAGGGACATACGATGGATAATATCAAGAAACGGCTGGGGAATCTGCTGAGCGTGAAGTCGCTGGTGACGCTGGTGCTGACGGGCGTGTTCGCCTACATGGCGGTCGTTGGCAAAATCTCGCAGGACTTCATGACCATCTACGCGGTCATCATCGCGTTCTACTTCGGAACGCAGAGCCAGAAGCTTCAGGATGCGGTGGATGGAGGCGCGGACAATGCCGGTAATTAAGGATGCTCTGACGAGCTGCAATCACAGCAAGGGCGGCTGCCGCCCGAAGTTTATCGTGGTGCATTATTTCGGCGCGCTCGGCACCGCCGCCAGCGTGGCGGAATGGTTCAAAAATCCGCAGGCCAGAGCCAGCGCACACTACGCCGTGGACGAGGGCGATATCATTTACAGGTGCGTGCGGGAATCTGACGTTGCGTGGCACTGCGGAGACGGTACGTTGCATCCGGAGTGCCGGAACTGGAACTCTATCGGCGTGGAGCTGCGGCCGGGGAAGGTCAACCGGAAGCGCATGGGAGCCTACGATACAGACTGGTTCTTTGAGAAAAAGGTGCTGGACAATGCCGAATGGCTCATCCGCAAGCTCATGGAGGAGCACAACATTCCGGCGGATCACATCATCCGGCACTATGATGTGTCCGGGAAGTTCTGCCCGCGCCCGTTCGTCGGCACGGACATGAACACCTACTATCACACCACTGGCAACGAGCAGTGGAAAAAATTCTTGGAAAGGTTTGAAGATGAAGTGGTAGAAAAAAGCAAAATGATCGTGGACGGCAAGGAGGTTGCCGTCGAACGCATCCTGAAAAACGGCACGAACTATGTCAAGGTGCGCGATATCGCCGCCGCGCTGGGCCTGAGGGTATCCAATAAGGGCAATATCGCCGTGCTGGATAGCAAGTAAGGAGGGCGTATGCTGCGAGCTAAAGCGTGAGACAGGCGCAGCTGTGAATTGGTCCAGCAACGATTCTGTTACAATTTAACTATGCTAGTAGATAACTCTTTAAGAGTTTCTAATATTGAGCCGACGGGCGTTAAACGGGAGGAATTTCAATGTCGTTTCTTGATGCGTTGAAGAAGAGTTTGACTCCGGAAATGTATGCTCAGGTGACTGATGCTCTGGGCGATGACTTTGACTACGATCTGGTACCTAGGACTAGATTGAACAAGGTTATTGCACAGCGTAACACTCTGAGGGATCAATTTGCTGGTTTGAGCGGCGAGCCTGGCAGCACGCCTAGACCACCCAAGGTAGATCCTGATGATCCTGAAGTACTGCCTGGAAAACCGGTGGATACTGCTGCTTTAGAGCAGAAGTACAAGGACCAGGCGGCCGAAGCTATTCGTGGAGTCAAGATGCAGTATGCAGCACTGTCAAAGCTGCGTGAAGCCGGTGTCGTAGATCCTGAGATGGTCTGGTCTTCCAGTGTGCTGGACAAGACTAAGATCACGATGGACGAGCACGACAGGATTACCGGCATGGATGAGATGCTGACTCAGCTTAAGACCGATAAGGCTTATCTGTTTAAGCAGACTGCTCCTCCTGCTGGTACGGGTAAGGACGGCGGTACCCAGTTTGAAGGTGTGACGACGCGTGATGCGTTCCTGAAGTTGGACGTTGCGCAACAGATCGCTTTCAAGCAAGCTAATCCTGAGATCTTCAAAAAATTTATGAAAGGTGAGTGAGTTTAATGCCTGGTACTTTTCTTGGTTATCCGTTCGATGAGGAAATTTTCCTGATGAACTGGCAGGCAGCCCAGGACCCCACTCGTACTGCTATGATCGATAGCGGTGCGGTTCAGCGCAATGGTGAAATCGCTCGTATGATTGCGAACGGTTCCAACCTGTACACGATTCCGTTCTACAATGTGATCGGCGGCACGGCCGACAACTACGACGGCACTTCTGATATGACTGTTTCGGATCCGACCGGCAGCTCTCAGACTGGTGTTGTTTACGGCCGTATGCATGCTTGGCGCGACAAGGACTTCATTCGTGACTTCAACTCGGGTGCCAACCCGATGCAGCAGATTTCTGTCCAGGTCGCGAAGTACTGGAACAAGCAGCGCCAGAATCGTCTGATCGGCATCATGAAGGGCATCTTTGCCGTTCCTGATGATGGGAACGACTACTGGGATGCGTGGCAGAACCACAAGACCAGCATCGCGTTTGCTGGCACGAGTGGTACCGCTGGCGAAGCTAACATGCTTAGCGAGGCGTCTGCTGCCGAAGCGATCCAGAAGGCTGTTGGCGACAACGCTGGTATCTTCTCTCTGGCGATCATGCACTCCAAGGTTGCTCTCAACCTTGCGAAGAAGCAGCTGCTGGAGTTCCGGAAGTACACCGATGCTGCTGGCATTCAGAGAACTGTCAACATCGCTGACTACAATGGCATGACTGTCATTGTTGACGATGGTGTGCCCGTCTCAACGAATGCGAAGGACACTGCTGCGAAGGACTACACCACGTACCTGTTCGGTGCTGGTGCGATTCAGTTCGCTGAGGCTCCTGTTGACACGCCTGTCGAAGTTGACCGTACCGTGCTGACCGCCGGTGGCTACAACGTCCTGGCAACCAGACTGCGCGAGACGCTGCATCCGAACGGCTTCAGCTACACGCTGCCGACTGTATCTGGTTCGGTCTGCTCGTCCCCGTCTGATACTCAGCTGGGCACGGCTGCTCAGTGGAAGGTCGTCGTCGATCCGAAGCTGATCCCGATTGCACAGATCGTGTCCAACGGCTAAGGAGGTGAGTGCGCGTGGCGAACATTGGCTACGTAGACGTTACGTACGCAGACGAGTACGTTGCGACGCACTTCCTTTCAACCGATGACTTGCGGTTTGCCTGGGAGGGGTTGAGCGATGAGGACAAGGAAGTTTTGCTGCAACGATCCTTCGAATCAATCGAAGCTCTACCCTTCTCAGGGCACAAGTCTCAACCAGATCAACAGACCGCATTTCCAAGATGTCCGAATACGGAAGTGCCTAATAGCGTCAAAGCTGCTCAGGTTGAAAACGCCATTGCGCTGTCTGATGATTCAACCTCAGAAGACGCCGCATTCTACGAAAAGCTTTGGCAGTGGGGAGTAGAGTCGTACAGCATTGGTAATTTGTCTGAAAGGACAAGTTCCGGTGCCTGGGGACGGGGATCCACTACTTCGTATGGTATTGTATCTGCGAAGGCAGCACGACTCCTTCAACCGTTCCTGTCGGGTGGTTATCGAATTGCAAGGAGGCCAGTATGAGTCGAATGACGAAATTTCTGAAGCAGACTTGCACATTCGAGCGTGCTAAGAGAGACAGTAAAGGAAATGTTCAGTTGGATAAGTTTGGCGAAGTGATCTATGAATCCCCTCGTCAACTTAAATGTCGTCGTGAGAGAGTTATTCGGGATGTGCAGACCAGTACCGGTGCTGTGCTTCGCAGCTCAACAAGATACTTTACCGACGAGAGCGTCGAGGTTAATGCCGACGACCGCTTCGATGGTAAGGCTATCTTAGAAGTTGAAGAGTACATCAATCAGCTTGGTCGCGCAGAGGGCTATGAGAGCTATGTCTAGAGGCAGTTCTGCAACAAGCACTGCTAGTGTGCAGCGAGCGATCAGAAACTTGAAAAAGTTTTTGAACACGCTCGAGACTGTGCCCAATGAGGAGCTGGACAAAACAGCTGCTGCAATAAAAGCAAAAGCGATTGCTCAGGCTCCTTATAAGACAGGACAACTGGAACGTTCGATCTATGTGAATGCTACGCATACAAAAGGCCATCAAGGAATACGTGCTGGTGCAAGTGCAAAGTCTGAGACAGGTTATGATTATGCAGGCATTCAACACGAGAATACAACGTTCAACCATCCTATCAAGGGCAAAGCGCACTACATTAGCGATCCCTTCAAGCAGGAAGTGTACAACATGAAACGTCGTATCAGAAGGAGGTTGAAGAAGCCTAAATGATTGCAGAGTACATCTACGATCTGTTGCCAGGTGATTGGCCTAAGGTCATTGGCGATCTACCTGCAACGACTAATGTCGCAGTAGGTATTATGGAGTACAGCGGCAATGTCAGTACAGAGTACTTTGGACCTCAAACTGGCTGCTCAATGATATCTCCAGTGCTGAAAATTGTTGTACGGCATAACTCGTACGAAACCGGCCAGCAGTGGTCTGAGCAGATTAAGCAGACACTACATCGATATCACGATGACATTTTGCTGAGTGTCTTGATGGTAGGTTCTCCGGTATACCTGGGCCGGAGTACTGAAAAACTTCACGAGTTCCAGGTAACATTCTCAACACAAGTAAAGGAGTGATTTTATGGCTAATGAAAAGCCCTTTACCGGTCTTACTGCTAAGGTCACGGTAGGTACAGACACAAGCAAAAAGACTCTGGCGTACATCTCAGGTGTCGATCTCAACCTTGAGAAAGACATTATCGAGATCCTGGCTTTTGGCATGACGTACAAGGAGAAGGTGCCGGCCATTAAAGACTGGTCCGCCTCTATTGACGGTACTGTTGCGCTGGCAAAGGACGGTACGCAGAAAGACTTCTACGACGCTTTCGAAAGCGGTGATCCGCTCACGATTGGCATCTATCTGGACGACAATACGTACTTCGAAGGTACGGGTTATGTTCGGAGCTTCGATATCAGCGCTGCTCCGGACGACAAGATCTCTCTGACGTCCGAAATCGCTGGCTCGGGCGCAACCACGCTCACGCTGCCCGCGTAATCATCAACATAGGCGCAACTCCCCGCAGGGGTTGCGCCTACAATTATACAGGAGGAAATTTTATGCTATCCATCAACCTATTTGGACAAGAATATGCTCTATCTAATAAGCTTCGCGTCGCGTATAGAGTTCAAGGTCAGCATGACCATAAGCCGTATACTGAAGTATTTTCAGGTGTAGGCGATATGCCGATTGAAGATCAGATCGGCATTATATACGAGTCTTTCTGGTGTGCAAATCCGGAAGCACGAGATAAGATTTCTCGTCAGCGGTTCCTGGAAGAGTATCTTGACAAATACGATGTTAAGGCTCTAATGGAGCAGTTGAAGGAAATTATTCAAGGCATCATGGGTGTTAAAGACGACGATCTCGCCGTAGCTGCTTCTGGAGCAAACCCTCAGTAAGGGACTCCCAGCCCTCAACATCTTGGGAAAAGCTTTTTAGTCTCGGATTTCGAATTGGGCTCAACCCAGAGCAGGTGCTTGATCTGAATCTCTCTCAGATCAACGCCTGCGTTGATGGATACTCGATGAGATTACTCGATCAGCAAAAGATCGCTGTGCAGCAGGGATATTGGGCCGGCTATTACGCCCGTTCAACTCATCCCAAGTCTGTTAGCAGCATTCTAGCTAAGATGGAGACTCCGAAGTCCGAGCACGTACATGACGTAGACGTCGACGCCTTCCTAGCTATGGAAGAGCATTTCAGCAGAAAGCGAGGTGAAATTGATGGCCGTTGAGTACGAAGAAGTACGGTATGAGTACACAGGTAGTACATCAGATCTAAAACGAGCTACAGATCGAGCTATTAAGATCCTACAGCGGATTCAGTATCAAATGGATGCTGTTTCGAGTACGGATGTTTCTCCAGCTGCAGATGGGTTCCAAGCTCTACAGGCTCCACTGCAGAAGCTTATTCAGCAAGCAAAAGAGCTTCAAAGCACACTTGAGCATACCACTAATACTAGCCAAGCTACGACCGACGCGGTTCGAGCTGCTAAAGAGCTAAATCAGATCGTGCGTAACCTGTGCGCATCGTATACTGATTTTAACGATACAACTCAGACTACTGTTTCGCAGCTCCGCAGTATGGCTCGAGCAATGCGAGAAGTTTCTGCAGCTTTTAGACGTGTCCAGCAATCTTCCGATCACTCTGATCCTTTACGTTTAGCCGCATCCTCAACCGAAAGTGGCATAACTAGCAGTACTGGGCTCTCAACTTTTGTTACAGCTGCCGGGGGCGCTGGAGGCGGTGGAGGTGGCACAGGAGATCTAAGCAGCGCTGCAGGAGCTATCGGGGGCGCTGCTGGATTTGACATCGGATCTCTGAGTCAAGCTATAATGGTTATTCGAGCTGTTATCGGCTTAATCAAGCAATTGTACGATCTGTATCGAAAGATCGATGCACTATGGCAGAAGTTTATTCAGTGGCAAATCGATCAGTTAAATAAGCTTCTGAGCGTTATTCTCACAGTCATCAATGTTGTACAGGATGGTCTAGATGTTTTTACATCAGGACTAAAAAATGCTGCTATTCTGGTTGAGAATCTTACAACAGGTTTTGGCTTACTCTCTAGTGCAGCTAAAACCGTATTGGGTGCATTTGAGTCAATCGTTGGTGTAGGTGTCGGTGTTAGCTTGGCTGAAGCAGTTAAGCAAAGTATCGACTACTCTGAGAACTTAAATCTACTGCAGGTTGCCTTAAAGGGCAGTGCGGACGCAGGTATGCAGTTTGTCAGCACGTTGCAGGAAATCTATGGTCTAGATCCTACAAACATTCTGTCCAGTGTTGGCTACTTCTATCAGATGTCGGACGCTGTGGGTACGAGCACAAAAGCTGCTGAAACGATGTCGATGGGGTTGACCAAAGCAGCCGCAGATATTTCGTCTCTGTTCAACGTTGATATCGAAACTGTTCAATCTAATCTAGCTTCAGGTATGCAGGGTATGTCCAGAGCCGTACGCAAGTACGGTATGGATATCAGAGCCGTTACATTGAAGCAAACTGCAATGTCTCTAGGTATTCAAGGCTCAACGGCAACTATGAATGAAGCGACACTGCAGGGACTGCGCTACGTCACTATGATGCGGCAAGCGCAGAACGCGATGAACGACTTCGGTAATACTATCGAATCCCCTGCTAACCAGTTAAAGATTTTCAAAGAGCAGATCTCGCAACTTGGTAGAGCTATCGGCAATTTCTTCATACCAATTCTGCAAAAGGTTCTACCTTTGCTGAATGGTATTGCAATGGCCATTCGAGTTATCTTAACATTCCTAGGTACGTTATTCGGACTCGATATTGGCTCCTTCAACAGTTCTCTGACTGCAGGTGTAGGCGCTGCAAACGACGAAGCAGATGCACTTGCAGGTGTTGGCAGCGCTGCCGCCAGTGCTAAGAAAGAGATCGAAAACCTGCTAGCTCCGTTCGATGAGTTGAACATTCTGCAGCAGCAAGCAGCTAAAAGTGGTGGCAGCTCCGGTGGCGGTGGTATTTCTGGCGCCGAGATGGATCCAAGACTTCTAGCAGAAATTGAAAAGCTGAGCGTCTCGTTTACGGATGTCCGAATGAAAGCGAACGAAGTACGAGATGCTATTCTAGAGGTGTTTGGCTTATCTTGGGACGGCAGTACTATTTCAATCACAACTGATGGCTTTATTGATAAGCTCATTAAACTGTGGCGTTCCGCAGACTTTGAAGGCTTTGGCACTGAAATTGCAAGCTTCTTCAACAGAGGTATTCAATGGGGTCTAGACCATACCGATCCGTCGAAGTATACCGAAAAGATAACACAGGTTGTAACCACAATTACAGACATTCTACGAGGGCTTATCGGCAACATCGATTGGAATGGTATCGGTAATATTGTTGGCAATCTGTGGACAAATGCACTGACGGCTATCAGTGTCGCCGTAGATACATTCCCGTGGGCCGAAATAGGTTCAGCTCTCTACGGCTACGTTGAAGGTCTCGTAGGTAATATTCCTTGGAGTTCTGTGATTGATATTCTCTTCAACGGACTCGCAGGACTCAATGCTGCTGCACTAAGCTTCGTAGCTCAAATAAAGTGGCAAGAGATCGAGGACCTAGTTGTAGAATCAGTCAATCAGATTATCAGTCGAGCATCCGAGCTCGTACAAGATCTAGGATGGTGGCGCACGCTGGCTAAAAATCTTGGAGTCCTCATTTCGAGATGTATTAGACAGATTGACTGGGCTAAAGCTACAAGTACGGTATGTCAGTTCATTCTCAACATTGCACAGAGCGTGCTAGACTTTATTCAGGCGATTGATTGGCAGGGTGTTGTCCACGCTCTGAGCGATATCGTAAATACGCTAGTGAAAGAGGTCAAGGGTTTCGTTGAAGCCATTGACTGGTTACAAGCAGGTGTTGAGATCGCGAAGTTCGTCAACGAAATGTTCAGAAAGATCGACTGGAAAGAGGCTGGCGAAACTCTTAACAAAATCATTACAGGCTTCTTAGATATGTGCTGGAATGCACTCATTAGTGCTGACTGGAATGCTATCTTTGAAGATATCAAACAGTTCTTGGAAGGACTCGACTGGGGCGAGATTATGCGGAAGCTTGTGTATCTACAAATGGCAGCTTTTCAGCTCGAGTGGTCTATCCGGTGGACAGTCCTGGGCGAATTCATCTCAAGCTACTTCAAGAACCTTTGGAGCAGTCTTGTATCCTCATTCACAGGCGGCGCTGTAACAGGCAATCCGAACGCAGGCTCTAGAAGCGACAGGCCAGGTACCGGAGGCGGCGTAGGCGTAGCTGGACACTTTGCAACAGGTGGTGTCGTGACTCAGCCGACAATGGCGCTCATTGGTGAAGGCAAATATAGTGAAGCTGTTATACCACTAGGCAACAGCCCGCAGATGTCTCAACTTCTCAACCAATTCGCGCAAATCGCCAGCCAGCAAGGCTCCGGTGCACCTGAAGTCAATGTCTATATCGGCCAAGAAAAGTTCGATGCATATACGTATAAAGCATCTACAAGAGGCAAGAAGCTTGTAGGTAAGCAACCAATTAAGCTAGGAGGTTGATCATGAGACCAAGCACTATGTTCACAATGCAGTCTCTAAATGGAGGTGAGATTATAGAAATCCCAAATCCAGATCAGGACTCTGCTAAGAACATTATTGAGACCCTGGTCAACTCCGGCCGTAACGCTGATGCAGTTGTCGTTGCGCAAAAAATCGGCCGAGACCAGGAGAAGACAGAGATGTCTTGGAACTACTTGCCGAAAGAGGATTGGGAGAAGATGCTCCGCTTCTGGGATACAAATTTCTTCTTCAACTTCACGTACTACAGTAGAGTTGCGGGTACAAAGATCACACGCAAGTTCTACATCGGCGATAGGTCCGATACACCATACAACGTGGACGCTAGCGGTATTCCTACTGCATATGTAGACTGCACCGCTAACGTAGTCGACACGGGGGTGAGCTCATGAATGTCTCAACCGCATGGCGCAAAAACATTCAAGCGCAATTCCGGTACCCAGGTCACATGCTGATCGAACTGAACGTAACCCCTCCCGGCCTCCGGGAGGGTGCTACGGTCACCTCAACTAGCACTAGCGCATTGACAACCGCAAATGCTATTCTAGACGGTAGTACCGAAGTTTCAGAAGCAGCTGCCACGCTCGAGCCTCAGCGATGGCGCGGCGATGGCTCTATGTTTCTACTATCGCAGGATACTACGGAGAATAGACTGCAAGACTGGTGGTCTGATAATGCTAATACTGCAACGCTTGAATTTGTATTCAACGCTGCATATAGCTTCCCTGGAATTACTATTCTGTGGGATAAGGAGTCGAGCTCTTGGGCAACATCCGCAACACTTCGAACATACTCGCTCACAGACAAACTTCTTGGTACATACGAGCTTGTAGGTACCGGAGTTGAGACTACCTTGGAGCAGTCTCTCGACGATGTTGCTCGAGTTGTACTGACAATTAACAGCTGGAGTCGGCAGGGCTGGAGACCTCGAATTACAGAGATTACGTTTGGTAGATACCTGCAGTTTACAAACGATGTAATTCAGACAGCTAAGCTAACTGCACAAGCTGATCTAGTTGCGAACGAGTTACCCAGTGCTGGCATTTCAGCCGAAGTTGCGAACTACGACAGAAGCTTCGATCCGCTGCTTGCACAAGGTTACTCAAAGTATTTAGCTGAAAGGCAGCTTGTAAAAGTGCAGTGGGGTTTTGAGACTACTCCAGGCAATACCGAATGGCTTGCTGCATGGCCTCTGTATCTGAGCAGCTGGAACGTGCCCGCAGATCAGCAGACTGTATCATTAACAACCGTGAGTAGATCTGAATTTCTAACAGATGAGTACACGAAGGGTGTCTACACAGGTACGCCAGTTTCGTTTAAGACATTCCTAACGGGCATACTTAACGAGAGTCCTATTATACGCAACTATGTTGGAGAAACTCCATGGGAGCTAGATGATGTGCTTACTACCATGCAAACTCGAGCCCCTGCACCTGTCGAAGCTTACAACGTCCTGGTGCAGTTAGTTGCGAATGCTACAGGCTGCATCTACAGCAATGATATTACGAACGGCTACATTCGCGTGCAACGAGGTACTGTGGACGCCGGTTACGACATTGCTCAGCTTCAGCAAATTGGAGATCCTTCTTTCAAAATCTCAGATAGATTAAAGTCAGTTGAGATTGGATTAAGAACCTTCTCTCAACGAAGCTCGAAGGAGCAGATTTACTCGTTTACGGGCAGAATCATTGGCACTAAAGAGCTGAAAATCTCGTTCGATCAAGACTGTATTGCAGTAAGTCCCACTGCAACTATTTCAGGTGCAACAATACTATCGCAGATCTATTATGCGAGACGAGCTGTGCTTGTTGTACAAGCGAGCGCTGACGGTGCAGATGTCGATCTGAGCATTCAGGGATACATTGTAGATGAATCCACCACATTTATTCAAACCTACAACGATCCCGAGATATCTGACGGCGTAACTGTGACGCTCGACAATCCGCTCATTACCGAGATGAGCACAGTGAACGCTATCGCCGAGCTTATTAAAGAGTACTACCTACGCCGGACGGAAGCAACTATCCCGTACTTAGGCTACCCAGATCTAGAAGTCGCGCAGCTGCTAGACTTCAAAACAAACTACGGCGAGTTCCCAGGAGAGATAAAGCAGCTGTCGCTAGATTTCAACGGTGGTTTCAGCGGGTCGGTAACGGTACAAGCTACTCGAGGTAGAGCTGATCAAAGTAGCTGGCTTAGCGGCGAAATACGCAGCGGGGAGGTGTGATCTTGAGCTGGACTCAACCAAAACTAGATTGGAAGCCTGTGGACTACTACAGTGTCGCTGATCTGCGTAGAGTTGCGGATAATCTGCTTTATCTACAAACCAGCGCAACTAATCTACTAGATGCAACTTTTGAGCAATTTGGTGATATAGACACATCTGCTGGTACGTTAACGATTCCATACGTCTCAACCATCAACTGGATTGAAACTAGACTCCAGCTTCTCTGGCAAGCTATTGACCCAGAGCATGCGCCTACAGCTGTGCAGTGGTACGCTCGTACGAGCGACAGCTACGTTCGTAATCCTAATTATCAGGATTGGACTCGTTGGGAACAGCAATCTGCAGATCTGAGACAGGCTCTCATCAACTATACTCGCACATCTATTGTTTGGATGTGCAACGAAATTCAAAGTGGGGAGGTATGACCATGAACGATGGACTTATCAAAGGAACCGGCAATAGCAGATACCTAAAATCTGTATCCAACTTCGCAACTCTCTATCCAACGTACGCATCGTTTGTAGAAGCTTTGGTTGCGGGGACACTTCCAATCGATCTATCTGGCATTAACGACGAAGGCTGGGCACAGCTAGGCACTACGTTAAACAAGGCTAATCTGCTGTCCGATGCTACAGCAGCTAAGCTGGGAGACAGCGTAACGACGCCAGATCAAGCATTTGCAGCCTTGGTTGAGACTGCGACTGTAATCGAAGCAACACTCGCATCTGCTAGCTGGAGCAGCAGTCAACAAACTATCTCGAATGATGCTTTTGAAGCCACTGGTTATGAGTATATCGTCGGACCTGCGTACAACAGCAAAACTGCGTACGACAAAGCTAAGGTAGCTGCTAAAGATGTTACTGTCGAAGGTAAAATGACGTTTACATGTACGACAACGCCTACGACCAGTCTGACAGTGCAGATCTTGAAAGTGAGGGTCGCGTAATGTCCAATGTTATCAACATGGCTGGCGGCGGCGCTCCGACCTTGCAGGAGAAAACAGTTTCCCCGTCCGGCTCTCAGCAGGTCGTTACGCCGGACGCAGGGAATGACGGACTCAGCAAAGTAACCGTGAATGCCGCTCCGCTACAAGCCAAGAGCGTAACGCCGGGAGCGACACAGCAAGTGGTTCAGGCGGACGCTGACTACTACGGGCTTTCGGGCGTGATCGTAAAACCTGTCTCCGGAGGGAAGTCGCTGATAAAAACCACATACCCGAAATCGGCAGACTCGTTTGACTTGTTGGATACAGAAGGTGTCGGAATCAAGAATCTAGAAAGCGTTACGGTCGTTGCAAAAGACTTAAACGACGTACAGGATGGTATCTGTCCGCTTTGCACATGGGATCACAACAGTGCAAGAGCGACCTATTTCTTTGGGACTGGTTCACCACGCTGGGGTGCATCGCAAACGTACAACATTCCTACATTCAATGTGGATGGGATACACGTTGTAATTAAGTTCTCAGAAGTAACGTTTGACACGCGTATATTGTACACAGCTATCATCACAGGAACATAAGGCGGTGAAAAATGATTGAAATTAAAGCTACGCACAAATACCCGATACCGCGGCGATACGATGGCGAAATCCAACAAATTTGATTTTATCGCTGTTCCCGGCGCTCGAAGCAGGCGCAGAGCCGCCGGACGAGCCGTCCAAGCGCTGGTCTGTGATAAAGTATCTTCAAAGAAACAAAATCTGGAACAAAAGGGTGATGCAAATGGAGATTTTAATTGCAGTACTAAGCAGTAGCGCACTAGCGTCGTTGATTTCAGGCATTTTTAGTCTGGTAACCGCTAGATCTAAGAAAAATAATAATCTAGAAGCTGGCGTTCGAATTCTACTGTACGATCGAGTAAAGCATCTATGCGATAAGTACATCGAGCAAGGATGGATCTCGACCGATGCATACGAAGATTTGCTGCGTATGCATGAAGTGTACCATACAGCACTGAAGGGTAACGGATTCCTAGACGACAAAATGTCTCGAGTAAAGCAACTACCACAACATCAATCTTAAGGAGGTACACTATGTTCAACTTAATGAGTTACGAGCAAACAATCCGCAACTACGCTGCATCGCACGACGTTACGCCTTTGGAAGGTCTAACGCATTTCATGCTCAACCTGGCAGTAATGAGACCGCATCACGAGGGGTTCCCTGAAGCTGAGATTAACTTCAGACAGCTAGGACAGGAGTGGAATAAGCTACCTTCCGACACACGCCTTCAACAGAAGCACGAAATGCAAGTACGTTTACAGCGTAGCAGATCGAGAGGTGACTAATTGTGGATCCAGATTTCATTGTATCTGACTTACTCTCGGAGCTGAAAGCTGAGAACGAACGCAAGAGTAAACTTGTTAAAGGTCTGGTCAACGTAATCTGTGGTTCAGTAATTGCAATCCTAGCGTTGGTTGCGGGATTCCTGCTGTACCTGAATCAGTACGACTATGCAGATATTGACACAACTAATGCTACAGGCGTTTATGCGGTAGTAGACAGTAGCGGCAATGTTATTGCTAGCGACTTAACAAGTGACGAAATCAATCAAATTTTGGAGGTGATCGCAGCTAATGGCACGAATTACGCGAACGCGAGTACGGTTGAGGACTAAGAGAAATGGAAAGTCTAAAGGAACGCTTGTCCGTAAAAGGCGCTAAGTGTAACTTACAGTTCAGCACTCGTGAGCGAGAATTCTACGAGCGAGAAGCTGGATTCACCGACGAAGAAATTGAGATATTTCGAATGCGATCACGTGGCTGGAGCATCATAAAAATTGCACAAGAGATGTTCAACAAGCACGACAAGTACTACAGTATAAGCACAATTGAAGGTCGAATACGTTCGATCAAAGATAAAATTTTAAGGATACTTTAAGGATTATTGCGGTGTAACCTAAGGGTTACACCGCATTTTTTATTGTATAATATAATAAAGAGAAGGAGGTGAGACTCATGATTCCAGATGAGCTCACTCTCTCTGACTATTCCGAGGAGGTTGAGACAGATGATTATTTCGGTCAACGGATTCGAGGAAGCGAAAGCTTACCCTGTGATGTACAACAGCTCCGAGCTGTTGATGGACAATACCAAGGATGTGTTCTACATCAAAGCTGTAGATGGTATGGGCAAGTATACCATCAACAGCTACAAGTTTGAACAAGTTGAGAATGAAAGACCTCTCACTGCTGCCGACTTCGTCACGCGTGAGCAGTTCGACGGTCTCAACAACAAGCTGGACTTTTTAATTCAAAAATTGGGGGTATTGAACAATGGCGAACAGCATACTCAACCAAATGCAGCAGCCCGTAATGCGAAGTAACAACAGTGCTATCTCTCCTCAAATGCTACAACAGCTGCAGCAGTTCAAGAATACTTTCAGAGGCAACCCTAAGCAGCAAGTCATGCGAATGATGCAGCAAGGTCTCCGCTCCAACGAGCAACTACAGCAAGCTATGAATATGGCTCGTCAAGTCCAGAGCTTTCTTAAGTGATCGTAACTCGTAGTGCGCAATGCGAGTATGATAAAATTTTGTAAAGGAGATTGAATATGGATAACTATTCTCTGTCTGACATTCGGGCAGCAACCGACCACGACGATGGTGACTTCAGCGGCCAGGGTGGTTGGTTCTGGATTGTCGTCCTGTTCCTGTTCATGTTTGGCTTCGGTGGCAACGGCTTCGGTCGCAACAACGACGCTCTGACTAGAGCAGACCTGTGTCAGGACTTCAACTTCAACGATCTGCAGAATGGCGTACGCGGCATTCAGAATGGTCTCTGCGATGGCTTCTACGCGCAGAACACGACCATGCTGCAGGGCTTCAACTCTCTCGGTCAGCAGTTGTCCGAGAACCGTTTCGCTCAACAGAACTGCTGCTGCGAGACCAATCGCAACATCGACTCTGTTCGTACTGAAAACTACAAGAACACCTGCGAGATCACCACTGCAATTCATGCAGAGGGCGAGCAGACTCGTGCTCTCATCAACAGCAATACGATGCAGGCTCTTCGTGACAAGATTGCTGCGAAGGATCAGGAACTGCAGACTGCTAACTTCCAGCTGTCGCAGCAGGCTCAGAACGCAACTCTGATCAGTGCTCTGCGGCCTTTCCCGCAGCCTGCATACATCACCTGCAGCCCGTACACTGCTGTTAACGGCTTTGGCTGCGGCTGCAACACCGGGTGCAACTGCGCGTAAGGAGGCGTGATCAATGATTGATGCTGTGAATGTTCCTGTTCAGTCCGTAGCTGCGAACGGCTCTGTACTGTTTGCTAGCACGCGTATCAAAACAGGTTGCGCAACTCGACACGAAGCAGGCTCCAGCAGAGTTATTCTGTTGAGCCCTGGCGTGTACAGAGTCTCTTTCAACGGCAATGTCAGCATTCCGACCGGCGGTACTGTTGCGCAGACTAGCGTAGCGATTGTGCAAGACGGCGAACCGATTGCTGGCAGCACCATGCTGTACACACCTACTGCAGTTGCTGTCCCGGGCAACATCTCCGCCGATGTGCTGGTTCGTGTCTACCAGTGCTGCTCGACTTCCACGATCAGTGTTCGCAACATTGGTACTGACACAATCAACCTCCAGGATGCTAACATCGTAGTCACGCGGGAGAGCTGACCATGGGAAAGTATCGTGAGCTTGTGTCCAAAGCAATGGACAAAGGTTTTGCAGAGGAAGCGTGGGCCGCAACAGATGAGATAATGGCTCAACTGTGCAAGCGCTATCCTGAGTACTACGATACTTTGATCTGCGAGCTCGAAAAGCTTGCGTATCGAATTCCCAAGGAGCAGGCTGAGCGCATTGTGCGCAGCATGTCTCCATATGGCCAACGCTGGTCTCTTGAGCAAGTACGCAACCTACTGAAGTCCAAAGGCATCACCGAGAACTGCGTCAACTGGTATCTTGTAATGAACATGGTCTACAATGACAACATGAACACTGCAAGCATGGTTGGCATGCAGGACGATGAGAACTTCTTCTTCAGTCTGGCGTGTGACTTCATCAACGACCCTGATGCAAAACCCTTCAAAGTTGAGAAGTACTTTCTCGACTAACTAGATAGAGGGACCTGGGCAGTAGCCCAGGTCTTTCTTTATGCTCTAAATTTCTTCAACCCATTACGCTCAAAATATTTTAAGTGTTGATAAGCATCTTTAACGTGCTCAGTCAACTTAAAATCGGGCGTCTCTTTTACCTGCTCCCAGTCAGCTTGGAAACCACCGAAGTACTTCTTCACACTTGGTGCCTGCTCAACTACCCGAATGCCCATTTCAGCACACATGTACTTGATCACGCCGATTACCTCGCATGGGTAAAAACTGTTCCACGCCAACGACTTTGCCATCTGCGGATAGAGGTTAAACCGCTCGAGCACTACAATCTGCGGAGCCCACTGACAGATTAAACTAGCGACTCGTTGATGATCTTTCGGCAACGTGCCGCCGAAGTACGCATACGCACCAGGCTGGCTGCCATGCACAATCCAGCTCCGAACACACCAACCAGTGCTCTCTCCAGGGTCAAAAGCTAATATGTCTAAATGATTACTCATCAGCTAAAGCCTCCCTTATGTCCTCTGCTTTGTTACGGTTGATTCTGCCGACATGCTGATCAAACGAGCCAGAGCACTCTAAGTAATAAATTGTAACTGGATTGTCCTGACCCATTCGTCTCAACCTATCTTCAGCCTGGTTGAGAATCTCAGGTGACCAGTCTCGGTCGATAAAGATCATCAACCTACAAACCTGCTGCAAGCCATCGTAGCCCTGACCCATGGCCCCAATTGTACCTGCAAGCACCTGAGCGCCCCGTTCAACAAAACAGCGCTTACTCAACTCATTCTGTTCTGCAGATTGTTGACCAGTGATCTTAACCGCCTCAACCTTATTAGCTGTAAGGTACTCAACCAGTGCAGATATCGTCTTTTCGAACACAGAGAACACTACGAACTTCTCTTTCGGATTGTTGAGACAAGTCTCTAAGATCCACTCAAACTTCGGACCAGGCTCGTCAGCACCCAAGTACAGACCAGGCCAGGATGTTGTCTGCATCAACCGAAGTGTAAGCACAGCACCATTCGGTATAGTCAGCTGCTCTGGTAGCTCATCCAGCAGTAGCTGTTTCTCCTTTCGGTAAAGCTCTCGCTGCTTTTTGCTCATCGGCAGCTTGATAACTTCACGAGTCTTACCGTGTGCAACCTCAACTGCACTATTGCGAATGCATATAAGGTCCAGCAACTGATTCAGTATTGCTGTATGCCGAGCATCATCAGTCAAGCCTACAACTCGATCTCCCCACGGTGTACGTTGAATCTTGCAAAAGTACTCAACAAAGGCATAGTAGCTATTGCATGCATAACTTGGATCTAGAAAGTTGAGGATGCTCCACAGATCGTCAACATAACGTAAAATGGGTGTACCTGTCAACGCCACTCTATGTCGAGCTGGAATAGACTTGACTGCTTTAGTCTGTTGAGAGGAGCGACTCTTTATCTTGTGCGCCTCGTCAACAATTAGATAGCTCCACTGAAATGCCCTGAACTTCAACAACGTAGCTTCGTTGCGCAGCTTGTCATAGTTGACAATCCAGAATCCTGGAGTCACTTTATAGCCATTTTCGTATACATGAGCATCAATGTTCGCCCAGCGCTTCAATTGGTCTTGCCATTGATACCTTATAATCTTGGGTGTCACAATGAGAGCCGTGGGAGCTCCGCTTTGTTGAAGAAGCTTGATTGCTTCTATTGTCTTGCCTAAACCCATGGGATTCGCATTGAGACAATGTGGTAAAGCAAGCATACTCATCACATCATCGACCTGATAGGGCATCAGCTGGTCTGCATTGAGCTGGTCCATGCGCTGTTGAAGATTGTCTGGTGTACGACGCAGCTCTTTATCGTTGAAGATACCTAAAACGATTCGGTTGACAAGATTGTTCTCCGCAATGACCCAGGGTTCGCCCTTACGCTGTCTCCAACCAAGCAGCATACTTGGATCTGGCGGATCAAGTACCTTAATATACTTGTCATTTGTGTACGGTAATATCTTCACATTTTACCTCCACAGTATTACTCCTTCGGCTTCGGTAAGCCAGTCTCCATGTCCAGCTTATACATCTCGCCCCACTTGTAGCCAATCTCTGCATCAGCTACGAACGGTACAGGGCAATCAGGTACGTACTGTAGCGGCGTAGTTGCCATCAACTCAACACACTTGTTGCCGATTGTCTTCAACGCCTCTGGCTTATCCTCAACCTCGATAATAATTGAGTCATGAACCGTCGCAACAATTCGAGCTCGACCCTTCCAGTTTTGTTGCAAGTAGTCGTAGATGTTCATCAACGAAAACATTGCGAAGTCGGAAGCTGTACCTTGAATTGGCGTGTTGATATATTCATTCTGAATATGGTTGAGCTCAGAATCTGTCAGCACGAAATGCCTCTCACGTCCGAAGATCGTAACGCAAGGCTCACCTCTCGTGGCCATCTTGCGTCGATTCATAATGTACTCCTTCACCTTAGGCATAGGAGCAAACCACTTGTCAATAATGCTCTGAGCTTCGCGCATACTCTTCTTAAACTTAGTTGCGATAGATCCAGCACCTCGACCGTAAGCTATCGGTTACTCCTCGGATTCTTTGTTCTCCGAGGACCTGACTATACCTTTCTTAAGGTTCTCCCAACATCTGTGTTCCAACTGATGACAGCGCTTGCACAGAGTTTCGAGATTCTCGGGATCACTGTTGTAATGATTATGATCTCGATGATGCACGACTAAAAACTTTGTAGCTCCGCAGCGTTCGCAAGCATCCTTACGAAACTGCTGATAATATCCAGTACCATTAACCCAGTGATTGTTATTCGTACCCTTCTGATTGTATCCAATCTTAGAGCCATCCGGGCTATAAGCTGCTCGAGCTTGTTTACGCACTCGCTCTTTAGCACAAGAGTCACATCTCTGCTTCTTAGGCGACCTGTACTCAAACAGCTTACCACAGTCTGGACAAATCTTTGTGCCTTTAACGCTTGAAGTCATTGCCACCTTAATTACCTCCCGTATAAACAGATTCGAATGATTTGAGTCTCCTCAGCGATCTGTTATAAGTCGATACACACCAGTCATTACCTGGGCACGGTCTCAGCATCTCAGCCCTAACCGTTTTGAGGAGGTTTTACTTCGGCTAAGCTCTTACTTACCGAAGTTAATTGTCTTAGCAAGGTTACGAAGCTCTTTGTCTTTATGCGAGCCTTCACCGAACATCATATCGCAGACTGCATCATGTAGATCCTGACCACTCTGGTAAATCTGAATCAGAGCTGGATCTTTACTCAACATCGCAAGCACTCGAAGCTCGCACTGGCTGTAGTCGAGTTGAAGCAAGCATGTTCCAGGCGATGCTACAATCAGATTTTTGATCATCTTGTTGCGAGGAATGTTCTGCATATTCGGATTCGAGCTGCTCAACCGACCCGTTTCTGTACCATGCAGGTTGAATGTGCACCGCACTCGACTATCTCTACACAGCACGTCTCGGATGCCGACAACATAGGTGTCGAGATACTTGCTGTACTTTCGTACTGCCAAGATAGATTCCATGAACTCCTTAGCATCGGCATCGTCTTTAGACTCAACCTCTTCCATCAACATCTGCATGGTCTCTGCATCAGTGCCCGGTACAGGATGGCCCATAACCTCGCCCAACATCCATTTCAGCTGCTTAGGAGACTTCGGACTGAACTCCATATCCGGCTTTACCTTTGCTCCAGTTGCAGCACCATACAGTAGAGGATTCCAGTACTTACCCGCAACCTTGGCCAGACGAGCTTTTGACTCAACAATCAGCTTATCCAGCTCAGCTTCCAGCTCTTCCAGATAGTCCAAATCGATGCGTGCACCTGCAAGTTCAACAGCGCCATAGGCTGTAGAGGCTCTGCACAGCTGATGGTAGATGAAGTCAGAGCCCGGCCTCATCAACTCGTTAAAGCATTGATGAAGTCGATATGTTGCGATGCAATCTCGTTGCATATATGGGATCAACGTCTCTGTTGGAATGTAATCATACATAAACTCCTTCAACGGAACTCTACGCTGCTTACACCAGTTGCGTTTCAGCTGGTCCAGCTCATCGTCCCAAGCAGGAGCCTGTAGGTAAAGTTGACCAAGGTCCTTCAAACCATGTGTGCCTTGCTTCTCGTTGATGCAAGCAAAATGCTGAAGCATAGTGTCCTCATCAACGTGAGCGTCCAAGTTGCACAGGTACTTAAGTCTACCACAGTCAAACTTGCCATTGTGCCAGATATACTTGATATCGGGCTGACTGAAGGCTGTCTGCAACGCTTCCCAGACTTTGGGATTAGGCTGCATTGTGGTCTTAGCACCAGCAATCGGAATGTCGTAAATAGCCAAGCAGTGACTAGGTCCATATGCAAAGCCAATAGACAGTAGCATGTTGTCTTCCCACTCAACTCTACGAGTCTCAATATCGCAGGCAAGCCAGCCATCATGCTGCCGAGCAAGATCGGGAAGCTTCTTCAACACTTCACAAAGGGTGTGAGGCCGCAATCCAGTAACTGAATCCAGTACCAGATCCTTGTCGTCCCATTTGTACTTTGGACTTGTAAAGTCCATAGTTTCAAAAGCTTTTACAGCTTCCGAAAAGTGCTCCAACTGCATCATGTTGGTACGCAGAATGCTGGTCGGAGGTACAAGCAACGTCTTTGTTGACCATACGATCTTGTACCAGGACATAACATCTCTAGTAGCCTTAACATGCCGGTCTTCCGGCATGTTAGGCGCGATCTGTTGAACGATTCTAGCCATCGGATAAAGCCTCCTTCAAAAATTCTGTCCAAAGAAGTGTAGCGGCGTTGTGCAGAGACTTACTAAGAGCCTCAACACTCTTACATATCGGAGTATTGCTGTCAACCTGCGCTAAATCCCAGGCAAAGATCTCTCCAGAATCAACCTCTGAGACAACCTCATGAATAACGTTACCGATATACTTATACTGTCCATCCTGAATGCCTTTGAAGAGCCTCTCCTGAGGATCCTTGCCCTTCAACTCTTTATACAGCTGAATGGGTGCAGGGTGCAGATTGTAGCACTTGATGTTATACTCTTTCAGGTACTCTACATACCACTTAGGTAGAATACGATTATAGCCATGCAACGTCAGCACACTATTAGGTTGAAGCATGTCAATGCTATTCTTCAGAATACCATCATGTCGACCAAACCAGGCTCTCGACTGTAGCGGTCCGTTGTACTCGAGATTATTCGTATAGACAGTATATGGCTTACAACCAAGTCTTCTCGAGACAGCTTCAATCTCCTTTCCAGTATGCGAGAACATTGCGTACCAAGTCTTATTCAACTCCATTGCAGAACCTCCTAAAGCCCTGAATATTATTACGAATGACCTGCCATTGCTCACCAGAGACTTGCTCGTTTATCACAGTGTATAGCTTACGAGTCTCTTTATCTTTCAGGCCCAAAGGTCCGTACGAAATGCCTGCCAGACCGTGCACGACAGGATTACTAGTATCGACAGAGTCGATCCACAAAAACTCGCCTCCGCGCTGAAATGCTCCGTAGCATGCTAGCTCTTGAGGTACCGCAACCCCTAGCAGGTGATGAGGCTTACACCGATCAATCACACGCTGCTCATCCATTTGACGTAGAGTTTTCAACCGCCCTGTTGCAAGCTGCAGCCACTTAGTAGAGCTTTTTGCACACTCCACGTACCAAGAGCAGTCGAAGCTAATGCCGATCTTATCACAGTATGGTGCAATAGCTTTATAGCATCGCACAAAGTCGTCGTAGTTCTTACCCTGCACAACTCCAATTCGCTTACCAGGCAGATCAGGATATTGCTTGATGAAGTTGAAGAAGCGGTCGATTGTAGCATCTGCATCTTCCAGAACATCAGGTACGATGTACCAGGTAGGACTTAAAGCGTAGACCCAGTATGCAAACGTGTCTGCTTTGAACGCTTCGCCCAGCTCGAACACACTGTTGTCCAGAATCACATCACGACCTTTACGCAACGCTTCTTGGAATAACTCGTAGTACTGTCGATCCTCTTCGAACAGATGTACGAGAGCATAATCGCCATCTGTCAACTCTTGCACCTGGTGAAAAATAGCTTTTGGAGCCTCGTGATATGTTTTAATCATGGTAAATCCTCCACGGCCGTCCACACGGTTTCATCTCATGGCAAATACCGCCACAGTAACCACACATCGGCACAAGTAGCCCAATGTATGCCTTTTCAGCACGCTCAACTGCATCACACATTTCTCTAACTACAGCTCGAGCCTCAGCTGTAGCCTGGTTGCACAGACGCTTGTTTGCAAGCACCTGAATCTGCTCACCATTGCAATCGATGATCATGTTGACTGCAGCGTCTTGTCTTGCTGCATTACGGTCGTACTTGTCCTGCCGATCATTGCGCTGACTCCGAATGTAAACACCGAAGTCCGCAACATACGGCATGTCGTGCACATGCGTGCGCAATTCACAGGCTACCCAGTACGGCACATCCTCAATCAGAAAAGACCAGCGCAGATACCGAATAGGGCTATGCCGAGCTCTCAAAACAGCATGGCGCCATTCTGTTGAAGGAACTACGCCTTCGGTGTAGCCCACTGTCGTCCGAGCTCTGCGATTGACCTCTTTCCAGTCCTCATCGGTTGGAGCTTTCAGCAGTGTCACGCGAGTACCAATCATCTCGCGACCTCCTGTTTGTCTAGATACGCGATCAGCCGATTGAGATACCACTGAGCTTTCTTCAGATCTTCGAGGCCATTCTTACCACGCTCTCGCGTGATATACTTCAGAACCTGACCCTTAGCATACCCCCGGTACTCCTCAGGCGTAAGCTGATCTTCCATGATGCGAATGACTTCAATCTTGCCGCGAGTATAGTGGCTCGGATGATTCACATTGTCATTTACCATAACGATCCTCCAGCTTCTTCACATTGTAGTTGTACAGATCTTCCAACGTATAGCCTCGGCATGCTGCTGCAGCTGTAAGATACCACAACACATCGCCCAACTCTTCCAGCCAGTGCTCTGGCTTCTGCGGCATCTGCTTCCACAATTCGCGAGTAGCCAACCCCGCAACCTCGCCAGCTTCTTCAGCCAAGCCTAAACAGGCAAAGTTGAGAAGCTTCGGTTCCATGCCGGGATGCAGCTTAGCATCCTCGAACTCGAGTAAATGCTTCAACCGAGGCGCTTGCTCCAACGAGTTGCGCACATAAGTATCAATTTTCTGCGTTTGCATTCTCTTTTCGCTCCTTTAAGTACTCTTTCAGCTCAGCTGTAGCACGCCAAGCATTGGTGCCACTAGCAGTAACTACACCGCCAGCTAGCAGCTCTTTGTAGATATCATACATAAAGTATCTATCCACTTCCAGGATCTCTCTAGCTGCCTTAAGGCTAATAGTGCCAGCAGCAATGAAGTTCTCGAGTTTGGGGTACCGAGTCAACCACTTTTCAGCAACTGCTTTATCCATTACAACACCTCCAGCAGTTATAGATCCATTTGTTTTGCAACTTCCATTAACAGCTTATCCGGAATGTAGCTTGCAGAAGGTCCAGGTCTCAACAAGCCTCGTGTAATCAAGTCGGACATGATCTTAGAGCTCTCGTCCTTACTCATACCTAAGATCTCTTGGAACTGGAATCCCTTGAAGCTCGATGCAGTCAGCAGAGCCTTGATAGCAGGATTAACTGCAATCAGTGTGCGAATAAACTGCATATTGTCTGCCCGCTTAGCCTGAGCTCTCTTGAACTCTCGAATGTAATCGCCATATGCCATGGAAGACTTGTTGAGTGTTACCTCCAAGAATTCTTCAGCCCAGCGAACATATCGAGCATCGACTTGTAGCCAGCCTGTTACAGGATCATAAGAGCCACTCGCAATAGCAAAGGCGCATGCAAGTCTGAGTAACTTCTCATGCACTGCAACACCTACGATCAACGAGCCGCCACCAAGCTTTGCATTCAGATCCTTAGCACAAGCTCTAACTTCTGCTTTAGCCTCAGATGTAATCTTGATGTCGTCAGCCTCAATACTCCACGCTAAGCTGAATAGTGCTCTCCATGGACCAACCTGTACAGGAGTATCGTAATCGAAATCGCCCAGCACATCAACGTCCTCGCGGGCAGCTGAAATCACAAGATCGAACCGAGCTTGGTCCTCCATAACTGGAATAAACTCTTGGAATGCTCCAAAGCCCTTCCAGTAGAAGTCAGACAAGTTGCGACCGTTGCGCGGGTTGCTAAACCACAGCAGACGTGTTCTAGCTCTAGCTTCGCCCTTGACAATCTTGTTGAGGGTGACAGCACCGCTCGATCTTGTTGAAGAGAGATCCTTGATGTCCTCAACCTCCAAGCCGGAGGCCTCATCAATCATCAACAGACCGCGATCGTTCATTGGTATAGCGCCCCAAGTTACGACCCAGCTATCGCCGAATCGTTGAACACCACCAATGACACCTGTGCGCCGAGCATTCTCACCGTTGATATAACCACCCATGCCCAGCACCTTAACAAAACGTTGAGCCATCTGAGACTTACCAGTACGAGTATCGCCAATGCACATCGTGTCTAGCCAGCCCTTGATAACACCACCCTGCCAGGGTATCTCAGTTACGGAACAATACGTCAGAAGAATAGCACCGAACAGATCAGGTCTACCTTCAATGCCTAAAGAAGGCATCCACTCTTCGTAGTACGTATTGATCAGATCCATCGCAGAATGAGCTTTAGCACCAACCTGTCTGAATCGAGCAATCAACTCAGGTTCAATGTTAGGTTGGACAGCTGTTACGCATTCTGCATCTCGAATCAAGTAGTAGTTCTGTTGAGTGGTGGGATCAGTGACTCTGCAAGCCTCGAAGTCGTACTTCATGGTAGCATTCAGTCTGTAGTCAGTATACAGATAAACACCATAACGATTCTCAAACGAAGCTTCCTCAAGACCATCAATGAAGCTCGCACTCTCCTGGAAGATTAGCTTCTGACAGTTGATGAGATCGACCGCCTCAGCATGTACTGATTTACAACCAAAAACTTGACGAGCATAGCTGTCTTGCGCCGAGTCAGGCGAGTTCATAAAGCGCAAAAGTTGACGAGGATCTACATCGATTGTCTGAGTCAGGTCATCGTTCGCAGGCGTGAAAGCTAGCGGACATGGCTTACTACAGTTTGCATTACCGCATACACATCTTAACTTTACAGGCACTGTGTAGATCTTAGGTTCAACACCTACTACGCTCATACCTCGCAACTTCATCCACGAGTTCAGATGCTCTGTAAATTCACTACGAACAAGAGATACATCTTGAGCCTCTGTCGCAGCTTTAAGCTTTTCATACTCAAGATATGTTGAAGCGTACTGCCACACATCAACAGCTGAGCCTGTAAGTTGACACGACGTGTAGTAGTCAACAAAATCTTTCTGCGGAAGTCTAATAATACGGATACTAGCAGCAATCGGCTTCAAGAGCTGGATGTACGTGTTTACGGACCGCTGACCAACTGTATCAGCATCCAGCATAAGCACAACATCTTTGCCGCTGAACAAGCTAATCTCATCCGATGGAATTGAGCTACCGCCTGTACCAGTTACAGCATTTAAGCCCTGCGACCTAGCCGAAGCACAATCCTTCTCGCCCTCAACAATTACGATCTCGGACTTGTCAAACGCTATATAAGGCCAATAGCGTCTCTGTCCAAGACCTCGAACATTCAAGCATTTCGGCTCTTTCGTTTCGGCAATTCTACGTTGAGGAGGTAGATACCGGCGAAGGTTGACCCAGTAACCACGTCTGGACTTGATTGGGAAGATAACTCTGAAGTCGTCTAGCCCCAACTTCAACTCCTCTATTGTTTGCTGGGTAATGCCAAAGCTTTGCAGGATAGCTAAGTCCTTCGGACTCTTGAGCAGCTGTTGATGATACTTCTCAATTTGCTGCTCTGTTGGAAACGGTAGAGTGCCCTTTGTCTCCCAGTACTCAAATGCGTACTTGCCGATCTTTGGCTCCACATCAAAGTACTCTGCTAGGAACTCCTTCTCCGAACCACCCTTATTACAACCATGGCAGTACCACTCGTGCGTGGTCGTGTTGACTGTAAATGAAGGCGTCTTGTCCGGATGAAAGGGGCAGTTAGCATATAGCTGGTCACCTTGTGCAGATGAGAAAGCTATAAACTCATCGTAAATAAGGGCCAATGTATCCCTCCTCTGCTAATTGGAGCGACGAGTTACCTCGCCGCTCCATGTAGTATCAAGCCGGCATAACCTTCTTGATTCTGTTGACGATATCGCCGTTGTAGGTCTCCTGAACGACCTTGGCCTTGACCTGCATGCCAAGCAGCTCGCTGACATCCATCTCGACCAGCTCGCTGGTGTCAACGCCCAGAGCGTCGAACAGCTCCTTGACCTTCCACAGGCACTTGTCGATCAGCACGTAGTTGTCCCACAGCTTACGCTTGCCTTCGACGCCGAGCACGTCGTATTCAACCTTCAGCATGGGATTGCCGGTGGAACTGGTGGTCTCTTCGATCTTGGCGATGGTCAGATCATACACGCCTTCATCAAGAGGCTCGCGAGACGGAACGCTGGAAAAATCGAGGTTCAACATAAAGTACCTTCCCAGGGTAGGCTATTATCGTTGCCATCCTGTACCGACTGCATCTCGGGTGGATGATAAATTCTGCTCTTTCGAGCTGGCAGAGCTAGCTGGACTCGAACCAGCGATACGAGAGTCAAAGTCTCGTGCCTTAACCACTTGGCTATAGCTCTATGTACTCCCGGTTTGCACGGTTACCCTACTTGTTTATACTCCGTTAGTGACTCCCTTTAGAGTTTGGTATTACCAGATGAAGTTGAACTTAGCCATCTCTCCGTTGTCGATGACAATGTCCTGCGCTGTTGCGCTTCGGTTCACAGCTGCCATGAAGTAGACCCACTCTGCAATCTCCTCAGGTATTGCCCACTTGCCAAGAAGAGTCTCGTCGCACACTCTCTTGTAGAGCTCCTCATTCTGAATGATGTGCTTGTTGGAGGCCGTAAACACGCCACCGGGAGATACACTGTTGCACACCGCTCCGTACTGGGCAATCTCCTGTGCGGTCCACTTTGTGTAGGTAAGCAGTCCACCCTTAGATGCTGCGTACCTCGGGAACTCCGCACCATTATGAGCGCTCACAGATACGACGTTGACAACAGACTTTATACCGGGACGTAGTGCATACTTCTCGGTGCACAGGATAGCGGACTCCAGGTTGTTCTTGATATTATCCACATCCTGGGCCCAGCTACCGGCGTTATTGACCAGAATGTCTACGTCCGGGATGTCCGGGAGCTGGCATTCCTCAGATACATCAGCAATGTAGTGTTTGTATCTACTATGCTCAATCGTTCCGCTCTTCAGATCAATGCCGCACACCTCATGACCGTGTGCCAAAAACTCTTCCGCAATAGCCCGGCCAATGCCCTGGGCTGCTCCAGTAACTACTACTTTCATTTCGTCGCCTCCAAATACTCTTTACCCACGTGTTCGTCTTCCCACTGCTTAGCCACTTTGTAACCGATAGGGCTGAATACTACCTCGCACAGCAGCTCAATAATACATCCCGTAAAGGAGCACACAACTACCTGCGTCATAGACCAGCCGAAGAACACGTGGCTCACAATGAGAGCAAATACAAAGTTGTCAACAAACTGCGCGATCATAGTTGATACGTAAGACCGCAATGCAAAGCTCGCAAATCCGTCAGTAGTTGATGCTCTGCCAATAGCTGCATTGATTAGAGCGTTCACCACCGATGATGTAAGAAATGCTATGGTACTCCCCATCAACACATACCAGGTACCTCCGAATGTACTGTTCAGAGCTTCATTCACTTCCGGCAGACCGTAGTCATAAAACGCGCCCCAATTGCCAGGCACTCTGGTAACTACAATCATAATGCCTGCTACCAGTAGGTTGCACGCTGCCGCAAAGGCAGATACCTGAATGGATGCCTTAGCACCGAAACGTTTGGTCACCATGTCCATCACCAGGAAGCTTAACCAGGATACCATAAATCCGCCATCAAGCACCAGCCAGCTCCATCCTGTCGTTACCTCTTTGTTTGCCAGAAGGTTCATAAGAACCACCGATACGCAGAACAACGCAACCACGGGACACGGAACACTCCGCATCAAAATCTTAAAACTTCGACACTCAGCACCTCCTTTCGTACAAAGTTTGGCACCAAGGCCAGTTTTGTTTGTGCTCATAACGAGCTCCTTTCTGCCGGGTTCTCTGGTACCGGCTATGCAATTTTCACTGTCCATCGGACAGTAGGTTGAAGACGATAAATGCGCCTCACGAACTGTAAGCACCCTGAGGCGTCGCAGGGTCACGTAATCGTCGTGCTCGTCTTCAACCTACCACCCGAAGGTGATAGTAGAGGCTGGTAGTCCCCACGTCGCGTAGTCCGACTTTTCTATAGGTCGCAAAGCCACTTACCCTGCCCTGCGGAGCACAGCAGGCACCTCTAACTTACTTAGTAAACAGCTGCTTGGCAGTCGGGTTCTTGAACTCCTGGCCTACACCAAGTCTGGTCTTACCAGGCCACTTACCCTTAGCCTTGTTGGTTGCGCAATAGTTACCTTGCAGGTCGGTGTAAGTATGAACCACGATGTCGAAATAGGCCGGCATTTCCTGAACCATCTTACCGTGGATAGCAGGGCCACCGTAAATCTGGCCACTCAGCTCGTCCTTGTCAAGCTTCTCCTGCATGGTGAACACTTGATTCACTTTGCAAGAACGAAGCTGCTGGACTGCCAGCTTGTTCAGGTCAGTGAGTTGACCCCAATGTTGTATCTGCACATTCTTTCGGAAATTGAGACCATTGCCTCGCATTTCAGCATCCTTGCCTCTCAACTCCTCCATCATGTACCACTGCAGCTCCGACCACGTATCCCACGCAATCCAATCAAACGGCTTCTCAATCGGAATGCCGAACTTCTTAGACCACAGCTTTGGGTCGTTCGCGTATACCAGTTTGTACGCTTCATCAAGGTCTCTGAACTGGTCAAAGCTGGCTACCGTGATCTTGTCGTTGTAGTGAGCTTTCAACAGGTCCGGAGCGTTACGCAGAGTCTTGATGCCCTGGTCAATGTCGATGATAAGCACCTCACCCAGCTCGCCCAGCGTGCCCATCAAGTGAGTCTTGCCAGTACCACTTGCACCATATACCAGTGCAAATACGGGGTCAGTATCAGGTGCATTTAGGTCAACGTATCTCATTGTTCTTGAATGTCTGTAGAGCACTCTTCGAGTATGGCGTTCCTGTACGTCTGTAGTGCCCATGCACTGCAGCAACAGACACACCAAGCAGATCTGCCCACTCAGAAGCAGTTCGAGTAACGCCTTTATATGTAATATACTTTGTGTTACTTTTATTATTTGCCTGCTCTTTGTATGTAGACCATCTACAATTCTCAGGTGAGTACGGACCACTAACTTCCTTACGGTCCAATGTCAAATTATCTGCATACCCGTTCTGCAAGGCCCAATCTCTGAAAGCATCGAACGAAGCTAACCACTCTGAGCACACCCGAATACCCTTAGCACCATAACGTGCATAGTCCCGAGCTTTAGCTCTGTAGCACCTATCTTTCATGCTGGTATAGATCTGGTACAAGCGAGTCTTGGTACGACCGTCCCTTTGAGATATAACTCGTACAGGCATTCAGTCACCCCCTTTCTACATCTATATTATAAAGGCTTTTGCTGCAGAAATCAAGAGCACTAAAAGAAAAATTTTTAGTTCTTTTTAATGTGCCCACTATTTTTGCAACTAACGTATGTTGCGAAGAGTCAAAACAGATCACACTCAGGTAAATTGATCAAACAACCATTCATAAATACAGGCCGAGAATCCCGGTATCGGTTAACAAGTCTTCTGTATTCCAGACACCATCTGCCGATGTATGCATGACATTTATCGTACGAACTAGTGATCTGCTTAAACTCTGCCTCAGAAGTATGATCCCAAACTCGCTCATGAATTGCCTGTGCATACTCAACCATTGCAAGAGTTGGCGGATTCTTCTGTCTAAAATCAATACGCATACGATTCTCCTTAGGTTGCGGGAGAGTTAAAACTCTCCACCCGCAGCCCGATACGCATCCAGCAGAGCTTTGAACTCAGGGTTCTTCTCTGCAATGAGGTCGTACGTCACCATCGACTCGAGACGCTTCTTCTCAGCGTCGAGCTGCTGCTTCAACCTTGCCAACGACTTCTTACGCTCAACTTCGGCGATGTACGAGCCCAAATTGACCAGGCAGACCACCGGGGCGACCGAGTCCAGATTGAACGAAGCCAGCGCGTTGATAGTAGTAATCTGCGCCAGCTGATAGCCTGTCTTGCAGTGCACCAATACGGTATCACCGATCGCAACTTTACCGACCAGATTGTCCGGCAGTCTGTAGATGTACCGCTTCATACCTGCAGGATCGCAATGGTCGTACTCGTCCCACTTAGCTGCTGCATAAGTAGCATTTTGTCTCCAACTGAAGACACACTCAACTAAATTAGTTGAAGGGAATTGAATATTAGTCATGTTTTACCTCCATTCCTGTGCACTTTGCCATCTGATCTCGCAGCTTTGTTGCCACCTGAGCAATGAACTGGCTATTCGTCAGCTTGCCCTTGCTGGCACTCATAACGTGGCCAAAGTACTCACCTACGACCTCCGGATCCGTATGATCATGCATAGCTTCGATCGCATGCCGCATAGCACGCTCAACACGAGATCCAGTTGTCGGAATAGACATTCGTTGTGCAACCTCTGGATAAAGCCGCGTTGTAACACCTCGATTCAGATACGTAGGATCTGAAATCACCAACTCAATGCCGATGGTCAGAGCCTCGTGTCCCTTCAGATTAGCCGGTACTCCCAGCTCCAACAAAATGTCGTGAATACGCTTAGTCATTCTACTAACTCCTTTCTGAATATATACACGTAATATCGATCACGTTGTGCAATGTGTAACGGTAGCTTGCATCGTACAATAGTCTTACGAAGATCTGTCACCAGAGTTCTAGGGCTACGCGCATAGTGCGTCAGGTCCAACCGAATAATATCCATCTCGGACTCATACACAGAGAGTAGGAACTTCTGTATAGCTTTGCGATCTCGCCTACCCCAAGGCTCAATCCAGATTGAGTTGGTTGCGCAATTCGGAGAGATCCAAATCATGACTCCGTACTCCTCTCTGTCTTCTCCTCCAGGTGATCCTCGGTACGCTCAACAAACTCCTCGCTGAACTCATGCAGAATCTTTTCTCTGTCCAGATTCTCGTACATGTAAGTTGAGCAGATCGTCTTGAACGTGCACATGCTGCAACCCATGTAACTAGGCTTCGGAGCTGCATACGAGTTGCTGTCAACCATATGCTTGCACTCTCTACAATCGTTGAAGAAAGCAAGCATGAAGTTGTCCAGATCTTCATCGCTGTACGTGCACAACGTTCTGTGATACTGGAACTGACGGAGCAGCTTCTTGACTTCATTGAGATACACGCCGCCCAAAGTCACAGGTTGAGGCGGATCTCTGAAAACGATGCCTGGATCTCCAGGCTCTACGCCCTCACCGCGGCACACAGCTTCGTATTCTTGCTGCCACTTCATCCGCTGCTTCTGGTTATACTCCTTAACGAATACCTGCAACGCCCAGGTGTACACACGAGGCTGCTCATCGAGCCACAGGTAAGACTCATCTCTGAAGTTCTTACAAGTCTTATGCTCGAAGCCGTAGATCTTACCTTCCTCTTTGTCCAGCACAATCATATCGATTGAACCGCAGATCGTTAAGCTAGGCTCCATAATCGGATTGCCATTTACATCATAGATGCGCTCTCCAGTCTTCGGATCTGTTGAGGGGACTAGAGGAAACAGATACTCACCGAAGCTTGTTGTCGGCACAATGTTAAAGTGATGCTCGATATCTAGCACAGTGAACCGCTCCAGATCGTCCGGAAGCACATTCTTGTAGTAGCCAGGAACCATAGCGAGCAAAGCTGCATCAGTATCAGACTGCATCTCACGGCGCACCATCTCCATGACCTTATCCAGAGGCACATCCAGGTACAGCTGCGCTAATGCCTCGTGAAAAATCGTGCCGAAAGCAAATGCAGGTGGCGTGACCATCGGTCTCAAATGGAACTTATTCCTAGAGGTAAGCTGCCACTGACGCTTGCACGCCTTGAATGTTTTGATTTCAGATACATCTACACGCATATCTCAATCCTCCTCATTGCCCTCTTCATCCAGGCATTGAACGCATCCATGCACTCAGGGCACAGATCTCGCCAGCCGTCACATTGACTGGTACCCTCAATGCTACCGCGATAATCGGCGTATGCAATCGCTACCACGTTAGGCTGCTGCTTAGAAATCCGGAAGTATGCATTGCACCGATCACATCTCTTCGCCATTGCCATTCTCGTTATCCTCCTTCTTCATTGCTCGATACTGACGCAGCAGCTCGTTGGCATCACCAAGCGATACGACTGCTCCGTTGCTCGGAACAGTACAATGATCAAATACGCCCGCAGACCTTACAGCAAAGAAAAACGCTAAGTCGCGATCGTCCATCTTAAGCAGTCTACAAGCAGCATCAAGCGCTTGGTATCGATCAAACTTGCTAACGTCGGACAAGTTAGCCTCGCATCTTAAAGCGCCTTTTATGTCCGTGGTCTCAATGTGTATAAAACCTTTCATACTCTGAAAAACTCCCTTCTACAATTATTACAGAAAAACTTGTTGTACTGTTGAGACACTAGCTCAGTTGTATTATAACTCCTACAGTACACGCAACGCGTTTGCTCATGGTGCTCGTCGAGCACGTACGAGCTTGTTGCTGAGACTCCCTCCAAGCACGGAGTGCATATGCGAATTAGTTGATGGGTTTCAGGATCGCGCTCTCGGTTCATCAACTGCTCTGGCACCCACTTTCTGCACCCCGGGCACCAGCAATATCCTTCCACGTAACTACCACCTCCTTCAGTTCAAAATAAATGCTACACTACCTGTCTTCAAAAGAGCCCCGAACCAGCGGAAGTCAAAACCAGTTCGGGGCTCCTACTATGAGCAACGCTCACAATGGCACAGCCGGGTACCGTGCCTGGAGCGATTACTCGGCAGCCTTAGCCGCAGCAGCATCAGCCTTGCGCTGAGCTTCGTCGGCAAGCTCCTGTGCATACGTACCGTTAAAACGATCCTCAACAGCCTTTGCCAGACCAGCAGGCGCAACGCCCTTCATGTTCAGCATGCCGTTCGAGATGACCTTGACGTCGTTGCCCTTGAAGACGGGCTCGGTGCCTGCCAGCAGAGCTTCGGCCAGAGGACGCAGGACCGTGTGAGACAGAGTCTGCATCACGATAGCATAGACCTCAACGTCGCCCTTCAGGCAGATCATCTGATTGTTCTCCATCTCGTAGCTCGGGTAGCGTCTCTGAGCGATCATCTGGCCGTCGACTTCGATCTTCGCACCGTAACTGCCACCAGCAGTCTTGCGACGACCGTCGTTCTCCTTCAGCTGAGCATCGACCTTGATAGCAGCATCAACGACGTCTTCCAGAGTAGCCAGACCTTTGTCAGCATCCAGACGACGGCTGATGAAGCGCTCGATTGCGTCCCAGTTGAAGACCTTGGCGTCATACACAACGCCCTCTTTCGGCTGCTTCGCAACCGAGTACAGACGGACCGGATTCAGATCGAATACACCGGCAAACGCCTTGAGGGAAGGCTGCACGCCTTTGAGTTCCATAATCTGTTCAATGTTGTTCATAGTAAACCTCCAAATTTGTTTTGTATTAGTTCTTATCTACATTATTATTATAGCTGCTTTGCTCGAGAAAATCAAGTCTTTTGTTGAGATTTTTGAAAATTGTTTGAACTGAAACAAATCCGATCAGATCTGTTGAGGGGTGTGTACCGAATTAGGTACCCGGAGTGTATTGCTCTGTTTCAGCCTCAGGTAGACAGCTTGCACCTGAGCTTCGCTCATAGCTCTCACTCTCTGCTGCCATTTTTCAGCACCGCCGTACTGACACATCAGAATCCAGCGCATTTCGTTAGTGCTCATCGTGTCTCTCCTTTCTCAACCATCTGTACGCACATGCCGTGCAACAAGGGCAGTTCAGCTCCTCGTCCCACTTGTGATCGCAATGCGCCGGATTGGGACTCGTGCAAAACTGATTGCTGAGATCACCCATTAAAGCCTTTGCTAAGGACATGTCGTCCAATGCCCGGACATAGTCTGTATTCAATGTTTTCATTTATGCCACCTTCCATTTTTCTTCAACCACTTAGCGTGGTTCATTTTTCGCTTCGTACCTACTGTTGGGGATATGCTAGGATCAATTGCATCGAGTTTAGCTCGAGCTGCATACTCAGCATGCTTCTCACGCTCATATGCTTTATATGCATCGCACTCGCCGTGACAGGTTGCGGATCTGTTGACACAGCTTCTAGTGCACGGACACTTTAGTTGAAGATCAGCCATGCTCATCCAAGGTGACTACCGATGTAGAACTTGAAGGGTCCAAAGCGAGGGTACTCCAGCTTGGACCAGTCGAACCGAGGTAGCGGCTGGTCCGCCGACGGCGCTTGTGCGTGCTCTGAACGCTGCCAGATATTGAACAGGTTTGTTGAGCTGACGAGGTTGACCAGGCTGGGCTTGGCGTACAGGCTCGGGTCTTTCGGAATGAGATACAGGTCCAGTCCACCGTAAGGTGCATCCTTGTCCAGGCCGACTGCTTCACTCAGCATCAGCGTACCGAGCGTGTTCTGTTGAATAAATTGACTCAGTTGATACAGGGCCTGTCTGTACTGATTCAGATAGACCTGAAACTCAACAACTTCTGCTTCCTCACGCAGCTGTTGAAGGAGCTCGTCCTCCTTGACCACAGCAGGCTTCGCTTCGTTGGGCTTAGTTTCGTTACTCATTTGGGCATACCTACTTTCTTCATTCGTTTTTTGAGTTGATAACTTCTGTCCGGCAAGCAGAACGGACACAAGCCTGATTGAGGCCAGTACAGGACCTCCAGCCTGCCAGTTTCAGGGTCTGCAATCGGCTTTCCCTTTGCGTTGAGCTTTAGCTGCATCGAGTAGTCCATTGCGTTGAGGTTGGTGCCGCCTCGAGCTTGTGCTTCTCGAATGTACGTGTTCATTCTTGCTGAGACAGTTGAGCCAATGACCTGGGACAGCTGCCTGTAGCTAGTATACACATTCAGCACCGCGCATTGAGTTGCGAAGTACGGGCTTGCTGCCGATACTAGCCTGCCTCTCTCGCCAAGTTGAGACAGTTGAGCTGGGTTGGTTGCGACACCTAGCGAGTCTAGCTCACGTTTCCAGAGCCACAGGCGCACAAAGCAGTCATGCAAGCATCGGTGCGCACAGAGCTTGGTGCAAGTGCAGCAGCACCTTCGAGCTCGATTACATCCAGCTGCTCTGTACAGCAACGGCGAGCCAGCTTCACTCAGCTCTAGCTCACGTCTAGGTAGTTGAGCGGACTCAAGTAGCAGTTGAGCGTTGCGAGGGCTTGCGAACCAGCTTGCATCGCCTTGAGCTGAGTCGAGCACAGTTGCCAACGGGATCAGTTGAGCTGGTTGAGCCTGGCCCGGAAGTTGGGCATCAGGTGCTCCTAAGCTGGTTGCCTCTGGAGTTGTGTTTAAGCTGGTTGCTCCTGCTTCTGCGCTTGGGGTTAGGGTTTGCAGGTTGAGGATGAATTGGTCCAGCTGTTGGACTGCTGTATAGCTTAGGATTGGATGAGTTACTTTGCAGTACATTTAAGGTTTTACCTCCCTTCTAAAGTAGTAAACTAATTTTTGTAACGTGGGCTTCCACACTCTCTGGCGCGAAAATATGGTGCTCGAGAACCATGTGTTTGACTGACCAATTGTTTTTATAGATTTCACTGAAACTTTCATGATTTCATTCAGTCAGTACTGGTCAAGCTCCTTCTCCTTTTCTTCCTTTCTCTTTTCTTTATTATTTATTATTATTTTTATTATTAAAGAAAAATGAGAAACAATGAAATGAAATGGAATGAAAAGGGAGCAGAAACGGAACTGAACGGTTTTCATTTTAGTTAGTCAAACAGCGGTCTCGCGAGCGTCATTTCTAGAGCTCCAAAAACCCCGTTTTTTCGGTTACAAAAAACTGTTCTTTAGTTTTCAATGTGCACTATACTCTTAGTGGTTGATTGGTTGCCCTAGTACAGCCAGCATTAGGAGCCGGTCACGCCGGGTGGCGCTGCGCTAGGCTTCCCCGCAACTTACTCGCGAGTTTTGTCCTCACCGATCAGGCCAGTCACGCCGATCGAAGAGAAATGCTGGATCAGATGATCCGTTCAGTGCGATCACCTCCTCTCAATTTCAAGCGCTCAGTACTTGTTATTCTTAAACAGCTCATAGCAGAAAGCGATAAGGCCGAGTTTGGTAGAGCGTACTAGCGAGGTGTTTGTTAGCGGAGCACGCCAGGCATCTCTAGCTTTGCGAGCGCGTCGCTGCTTTCTCAACCTGCCTGCGGAGCGAGCACCTAGACTCCGCAACTTTTTGCGATTCTGCTTACTCAACCAGTTGTAGCTCATTCTGCAACCCGTATAGCGCAGCGCACGCAGTCTGTGCAAATGCATGTCGGCTCAAGCGTGAAAGCGCTGTCTGAGTCGAACTCGTAGTATTCCTCGCCTTCATAGATCTCACCACCGCAACAGTCGCAGTAGTGTGCAACCTTTGGCTCCTCAGGAGTCAGGCTCGGTTCAGGCGTTTCATAGCTCATTGCAGATAACCTCCCTTATAGAATCCGCCCCAGCACATTGCAAGTCCGAGAGCTTCTCGACGAATAATCGTGCTCAACTGCATGGGGATCGTGTCAGACTGCATTGCTGTAATCAGCATCAACAGCACTCCAGTCATACCAATGAGTGCACAAATCTTGCGCTTCATGCTCAACCTCCTCAACTAATCGAGACCAGGAAGCTCACGCTTCCTCAGTCTCTTTGAAATCGTCCTCAACAGTGGCCTTGATTTTCTTGGTACGAGGCTGCAGAGCCGGACCATTAAGCAAGAACGTCGTAGCACTCCAGGCAATAGGCTCGGTGGAGTCATCCTGAAGCAGGACAACGTGCGTCTCAGTCATGTAGACGATCTGATACGGGACCTCGTTGTCTCGACGCAGCCACACCTTCTGTCCAACTTCATAGTCGGACAAGCTCTTGCCAACACCAACAGTACCAGCACGCTGCTTAGTAGCATTCAGCGCTTCCCAATCGAGGACCTCGATGTCGATCTCATGAGCTTCGAGATACTCCGCAACAGCGGCCCAGTTAGTAGCTTCCGGGTCATAGGGCTGGCCGACGATAGGTGCCTTAGAGCGCTTCAGCAGCACCGGATAGGAGGTGTTAGTAGCAGCTGCCAGCTTACGAAGGCTAGCGTTCGGATACTGCTCGAATCTCTGCTTGAGAAGCTCGCTATTGACTTCGACCTTAGCTTCAGCGGTGACGATATTCTTTTTAGACATGATGACTCCTTTCAAATGCTAGGTGGTTTAGGGACTAGCAGCCCTTACTTATGGATGAAGGCTTTTGGATGAACCTTCAAGAACCTTTCTTTATCTTACATCCATATTATAGTCTCTTTTGTTCCGAAAATCAAGTACTTTTTCAACTTTTTTTTTGTTTTTCTTTTTGTACTGTTCTCCTTTCATCTTATATCCATATTATAGGCTCAGTTTCGAAAAAAATCAAGCTTTTTTCCGAAATTTCCTGTGAACTTTTACATAAAGAGCAGTGCTGTTTTTTATCTATTTTACCATTTGTTTGAGTACTACTATACTACACTAATGCAGTAATGTAGGGTTTTACCTGCTAAAACATTTCGAGATTTTTAGAACAGGTGTTACCAGAAAAATTCCCAGTGCCTAAATTTCACAGATTGTAGAGCCGGTACCCCGAGAAAAAATTCCGGGGGCTCTCCCCTTCAACCCCCTCAAACGTTCAACTACGCGCTTGCTTAGCTGTGCAACCCCATCCTTCAACCTCTCAACCCCTCAACGATGAGCGTGTAGCCACATGGGGTATAGCCAGCGATCTAGCGAGCCATATTCTGCAGGAATACAAATAGGGGCCTGCAGGTCTCGCATGCTAGAGATCTGCGTTCCGGTTGCTCGGTTTCCATGACCAAGCTTGGTACCTCTCAACCAAACAAGCCGAGTAAAATTCTCCGAATCCGACTGTTTGAGTCCAAGAAAGCCTACATTCCAGGTAGCTTCGAGAAGTATGGTATGTGCAACTGCTGCGACTCCCGGAGTGTTCCCACAGAGTAGTCCTAGTCTTAGATCCTTCAACATAACGCCATTTGGTGTTGCTCTCCAGTCAATATTAGAGCTGTCTGGCTCGAGAAAGAGCTTAGACCTAGACCAGCCTCGGATCCAGAGGCTCTCGGACACAATTCTCAACCATTCAACCCAATGCTCGTTTAGATCTTGAAACAGGCGAGCTCCAACAGGATTCCCGCCAGCGATATCTCTGTACATTGTTCTAGAGTACAATAAAAGCGCTCCTTTCATTCTAGCTTTGAGAAACATTAAAAGTATAATTTCTGAAAAAATTTCTTTCAGTTTACTTGCATTTTGCTCATCTTTATTATATAATAGAATTAAGGAAGATGCAAGTACAATTTGCATGAATTCAACACTAAATTTTGAACTGAAGGGAGTGTGAGCTTATGTGTAGAGTTTGTCAACATAGCCAGCGAGCAGACATTGAGAATATGCTGCTGGAGTTGACTGATAAAGAAAAAGGCATTACTGTTGAGAGCATTGCTGAAGAGTATGGCATTTCGACTAACGAGCTTAAGCTGCACGCTCTGTATCATACTCCTCTGGTTCGGCCTGAGGATGTCGAGGTCATCGAGGCTACTCAGCCGAGCGAGTTCGACAAGTTCGAGCCTGGCGTTCTCGTGACGGACGTTCCTTCAACTCAACCCGCGCAACCGACTCGTGACAGCCTGGTGCGTAGGGCTAAGTTGCGTGAGATGGACATGCTGGAGGCTGTCAGCCGTGAGTACCTTGTGACTCTGAAAGCAATGGGTCGCAGGATCAACAAGCTGGCTCGAACCAGCAATATTCCGGAAGAGGATCAGGATTTGCAGATCCAGATGGCTAAGATGCTCACTAAGCCGATGACTGATTTGTACATTGGTCTTGGTGGTGAGATTCGGCAGGCTGTAAAGACCATGTCTGAGGTGGACCGCATGCTGAATGGTCCTGAGGATGCTGCTGTTACGGGACTTAGAGCTCTGACTGAAGCGATTCGAGGCAGTGGTGCATAATGGTTGATTGGAGGCCATTTTCGCCTAAGGCACTGGATTTTATTCGCAACTCTGATGCGAAGTTGAACATAGCTCATGGAGCAGTTCGTTCGTCAAAGACGATTTCATGTACTGTCCGGTGGCTGTCGTACCTGATCTCTGGTCCTCCTGGAGATGTCGCCATGCTCGGGCGAACGACAGCCACTTTACAGCGAAACGTTCTGAATGATCTGTTTGACACTGTAGGTATTCAAAACTACAAGTGGACGAATCGACAGCAGGGTGAGTTGCGTATTTTCAACAGACGCGTGTACTGCTTCGGCGCTAATAATGAGGACGCTGAGTCCAAGATTCGAGGCGCAACTTTTGCTGGAGCTCTGTGTGACGAGGTTAACTTGTACCCGCAGAGCGTGTTCAACCAGCTGATGGCTCGTCTGTCAGTTGAGGGAGCGATGTGCTTCTGTAACTGCAACCCGGACAGTCCTTATCACTGGTTCTACACCGATTATATTACGAATCCGAAGATCACCAACAAAAAAGTCTGGAAGTTCTTGATGGAGGACAATCTCAGCTTGAGTCAGTCCTACATTGAAGACTTGAAACAGATGTACACTGGCGTCTGGTACGAGCGCATGATTCTGGGCAATTGGGTTGCTGCAGAAGGTCGCGTGTATGATATGTTCTCGGCAGATAAGCACATGATCGACACTGTTAAGTACATTGAGCAGAGTGGTGTGCATCCGAGTGCTATCCGCTGGTTAGTTGGTTGTGACTACGGTACCTCGACTGTCATGTCCTGGGGCTTGTATGCTAAGCTTCCGGATCCTGATAGAGCTGGAATGCCGGTGATGTTGAAGGTTCGTGAGTTCTATTACGACGCTAAGAAGCGTAAAAAGCAGCAAACTGACGCTGAGTTCGTTGTGGAGTTCCAGAGATGGCTTGACGGCATCAAGCCGTGGGCTGTGTACTGCGATCCGTCAGCGGCTTCGTGGAAAGTGGCTTTGATGCGCCTTGGATATCGTGTGCTGAATGCTGATAATGACGTTATCAGTGGTATCAGACATGTCGCAACTCGCCTGACATGCGGTAAGTACTTTATCGATAAGTCTTGCGTCAACACCGAGCAGGAATATGCATCGTACGTGTGGGATCCGAATGCTCAACGAGTGGGCTTGGATAAGCCTTTGAAGGAGCATGACCATGCTTGCGATACTGACCGGTACGCTCTGTACACGGAGTCTTTGAATGGCATGTCTGGTGTCTATAAAGTTTAAGGAGTGAAGTAGATGCTCTATAATTTTGATTGGTTGAAGCCGGGGCAGAGCTTTCCTCCGGTTCGTGAGATGCCTCGGGTGATGCGTTACTGCCAGAATGCTCAACTGTTTGACGGTGACCATTTTGCAGATCCTGCATTTCGTACGCACGATCTGCACCAGGTAGACAGCATCAACTGCTACATTCAATGTGCGAAGCGTATCTCGCAGGTGATTGGTAACTTCGAAGAGGTTGTGTCTTTCCCAACTCTTCTCAACTACCAGCGGTTGATGTCTCTCAAGATGGCGGATCTTGTCTGTGGTGAGCATCCCAACATCTCTGGTGCATCCGCTGAAGAGAATGAGACTATTCGCAACGTTCGCGATACTTCTGATTTTGACGCCAAGGTGTACTCAACTGTAATCGACATTAGTCGTTACGGCGATGCAGTGTGGCGTTTGTACTTAGACTATGATGGAAACTACAATTTTACTTGCTGGGATCCTGCTCAGTGGTACCCTGTAGTTCGTCAGGATGGTACCAATAGCATTATGGCACACTGCCTGTGCTGGCGTGAGAATATCACCGGCGATCCGGCCAAGCCTGATTGGTACTTGCATGTACAGATTCATAGCACAGCTCCTTCTGAGGTTGGCCGCTACGAAACTCGCATTTACAAGATGAACGAGTCTGGTAGCGTGATTCTGGATCAGGTTAGCAGCGTTTGGACCTCTACTGGGCTGGATCGTTGTGCCGTTCAACATATTCGAGCATTCTCAACCTCCAATAGCGTGTACGGCTACGACGATTACATGCCGCTGGATAGTATTCTTGCAGAGATTATGGCTCGTGTTGGTCAGATTTCTGCTATCCTGGACAAGCATGCTGATCCTAACATCACAGGTCCTGTCTCGATGCTTGAATGCGATGCTCGAACTGGTGAGTACCATCTACACAGTGGTAAGTTCTTCGCTGTGTCTCCTGGTGAGGAGCAGCCAAAGTACATGACTTGGGACGGCCAGCTTACGAGTGCATTCAAGCAGCTTGAGTTCTTGATCAACCAGCTGTACATTTTGAGCGAAATGGGTGCTGCATTGCTTGGTGGTCAGGATGGATCCAGCCAGGCAATTAGCGGCACTGCAATGCGTTTCAAGATGGTCAACCCTCTTGCAAAAGCTCGTCGAATTGCTAACGCTCTAACTCGGCCAGTTCGTCAACTGTTCGCAAGTTTGAGCAAGCAGCTTCAGTACGAGAACATTTCTGTACTGTGGTCTGACGGCTTGCCCGATGACCCGCGTGAGAACATTGAGAATGCTAAGCTGGCATCTGGTGCAACACAGATGATGCCTTTGGAAAAGGCTATCATGGAGTATTTCAGCAGATCGAATGACGAGGCTAAGCAGTGGATTCAAATGATCCTAGCCGAAAGAGAGCTTCTTCAACCAGACGCGGTGGAAGATCCGAATCATCCTGGTCCGCAAGATGGCGCTGGTGTCAACAGTTCTGCTAAAGGCTCCGTAACAGGTCTGAATAATTTTAGATCTGCAACTAATATGGAGGATGGTGAGTAATATGACTATTATGCAGGGCGATGCGTATTATCTGCCCTTCAAGCTTCTTGTAGATAAGACTGAGATACTCCCTGCTAATGTCGAAACCATCGAATTCAGTCTGGGCAACCTGCTGAAGTATTACCCTGGGGATGTTGAGTATCGAGATGAGTGCTATCAGCTGTACTTGTCTCAACAGGAGACTTTTAAGATGAGTCCTAAGTCCAGTCTTAAAGTTATTGTTCGTATCAAATTCCCAGGCTCTCCTGATGTTGTGCGCGGCACTCTAGCAGATCCTATCAACGTGGAGGCTAGCAGATCTAGGGAGGTGCTGTAATGGCAATTGTAGTGACAGTTCCGACAGCTCCTGTTATAGAGGTGCAATTGCAGAATGTTGTTCTGATCAGTGTTGAGGGGAAGAAGTACGAAGGTGAGTACGATATTACACCTTCAACATATAATGATAAGGTCCTAGCTACTCGAAATCTAGTTATGACTAAAGATGTTACGGTTCGAAAGATTCCACAGTTTGAGGTCTCTAACACGTCTGATGGTAAGACGCTAATTATAGGGGAGGAATACTATGGCTAATCAATATGTAAACAAATTTATTCTTGGCACAGAAGTCAAATTCGACTTGACACAGGACGATATCACTCCTGATAAGCTGGCCAAGGGTATTAAAGCCCATGACAAATCGGGCGCACCTATTGTTGGTACAAGTACAAAGGATGCTGATACCAGTGATGCAACTGCTGTCGCTGCAGAAATTCTGAAAGATAAGACAGCTTATGTGTCAGGATCCAAGCTGACCGGTACAATGCCCAATAATGGGGCAAAACACTTGAAAATCACCAGTAAAAGCACTCCTGTATCTATTCCAATGGGTTTCCATGATGGTTCTGGGGATGCTTCTATCGATGCCGATGAGGCTGCAAAGCTGATTCCAGCCAACATTCGCGAGGGTATTACAGTTCTCGGTGTTAAAGGCTCTATGTCTGGCTCTGAAGGTGTAAAACCTCAGGCAAAAACAGTCACTCCGACCTTTACACAGCAGGAGGTAACACCTGACAGCCCTGATTACAATTATCTGTCTTCGGTTACTGTCGCTGCAATTCCTGTTACATATACGGATAATGATCAGGGAGGACAGACGCTGAAAGTAGGTGCTTAATTGTGTCTGTTAATAAAGTTGAGATCAATGGTCAAACTGTCATAGATCTTACGCAGGATACTGTTACACCCGAGACTTTGAAAAAGGGTATAACAGCTCATTCGGCTAGTGGTCAACAGATTGTAGGTACTGCGGAGGACTCCATCCAGCATGCGGAGATTCCGGACTATGTGAAGGCGGAGGCGCTTTCGGTGGCGGAGAAGGTCAAGGCAGTGCTGAAAGACGACAGCATCGTATTTCTCGCGGTCTCTGACTTTCACCACACTGGTCCACAGACAGACGCTTGGCAGACGAACATCAACACCGGAAATCTGCACGCCTGCATGGCGCTCAAGGTGCTGGCGTACAGCCTGCCGAGGCTCGATTTTGCGTGTATGCTCGGCGATGTGACGTTCGGAAACGCAAAGACCACGACCGAACTGATGCAGGCACAGTTTGACGAGATCAACGGCTGGCTCGGTGAGGCATGGCGCGATGTGCCGCAGTTCCGAACGGTCGGAAACCACGACACCGGAGAGTACAGCACGCTCGTCGGCGCGGCATTCCTGAAAAACAACATCTGGAAATACAACGAGGGCGCGGTCTACGGAAGCACGGAATACGGCTACTGCTATCGGGACTTTCCGGACAGAAAACTGCGCGTGATCTGTCTGAACGCATGCGAGGGCGAGACGACGGGAGGCGCAAGTGCTCCGAAAATCTTCTCCGATGCGCAGCTGATGTGGTTTGCGGAGACGCTGAGCGATGTGGGAGGCAAGGCCGATGCCGCCAAGTGGGGCATCCTCGTGCTGGCGCACTATCCGCTCGATCTGGGCGGCGCGTATCCCGCGGGAAACATCGTAAAGGCATATGTGAATGGAGAAGTAGCCGTTGTCGGCGGAGAGCGGGTGAATTTTCGCGGGAAAAACGCGGCGACGTTCATCGCAAATGTCCACGGGCACAATCACTGCTTCCAGTTCGGAAAGCTCCACAGCGTGGAAAACGGAAAAGGCACACAGTTTGACGCATGGCGGATGTGTACACCTAATGCCTGCTTTTACCGCAACAATAGCGGTGTTGTAACCATGAACGGTATCTCGTTCGGAGACCCTGCCCCATACGACAAGACAGCGGGGACGGGCAAAGACACGGCTTTCAACGTCAATGTTATAAACCCCTCAGAGCAGGTCTTATACTCTTTCTGCTACGGCGCGGGCATAGACCGCACAATCGGTTATGCGGCAACGGTCTATCACAGCATCACGAACACGCTGACGCATGTGACGACGAGCAATGACGCAGTCGCTGCCGAGGACGGCACGGAATATACGGCGGCGCTTTCGGCGGTGAGCGGCTACACGATGGAGACGGTCTCGGTCACGATGGGCGGCGTGGACATCACGGCTTCTGCCTACACGGAAAGCTCCGGTGTCATCCGCATCGCGAAGGTCACGGGCGACGTGGTCATTACGGCGAAGGCGGCAAAGGTGGTGTCGTATCATAACTTTGTCCCAACCGCTGTGGACACGAGCGGGGCCTCTGCGCCGTATACGGATGGGCAGATGCTCAGCTCCAGCGGCGTATTGTCGGCAAGCAGCCACTTCACGACCACCGGCTTTATCCCATTTGACGGCGGCGCGGTTCATATTTATCGCATCGGCGGTGACGGCATTACATGGAACGAATATGGCGCAAGGCTGGCGTGGTACAATGGCGACTTTTCACTGAAAGGAGCCGTACTTGGCTACAATCAGCTCGGGAACAGCATCTATTACCCGACCAAGGTGGAGGACCCGAACGCCGCTGCGGCATTTTCTACGGACGAGAATGTTGCGCCGCCACAGGAGGCGAAGTATTTCCGTGTGTCTGCCAAGGGCAAGGGCGCGGATTTGATCGTAACACTGGACGAAGAAATCACATGACAGGCAATGCCCGCGAGAAAGGAGCACAAGATGGAAGACGGGATTCAGGCGCAGATCGCCTCCGTGGAGGCGCGATGCAAGAGCAACTCGCACAGGATCGACGAGCTGGAGGCAGACAACAAGGCGCTGCATCAGCTGGCGACC